ATTTAGCACATAATACTTCTAATGCTTTCTGATTGAAACGCTTATTGAGTAATAAATCCTTAGGAGATAAATAGTAGTAATATAATACTTTGAATAATTCAGTGGGTGGGGCATAATGTATTTGTTCTAACTTGGCAAATGTATTTTCAATTAGTTCAAACGCATCTAGCATTGTAATATCCACAAGTGAATTGGCATTAATACCTTGTTGTCCAATAACATTCTGAATAATATATGAAAATGCTACAGGAACACGAACTACTTTATCAGATTTATTATTAAAGATATTCTTGATAATAATATCTCGTTTTTCAATCATATAGTCAGTATAAAATTTACATTTCTTATTTAGTTGTTCTTCTTGTTTCTTATGAAGACTAAATGCGTTCTTGGTAAACATACTAGATAGTGACTTGCTTTTTGTCTTAGCATCTTCTGGTACATTATAGTGACCATAAATATCTTGAACACTCATGTCAACAATATGAATTTCCTGATTTTCAACCTTAATTGTATCAATATTATCATCACCATATGAGAACTGAACAATCTTACCTTTATTTGTTCGGATTGTCATATCATAATTTACCATTAAATCCTCTAGACCTTTAATTAATCTGCGCTGAATATAACCAGTAGTAGAGGTCTTAACAGCAGTATCAATTAGACCAATACGACCACCCATAGCGTGAAAGAATAGCTCTTGAGGTGATAGACCATTAATATATGAACTCTCTACAAAGCCACGAGCTGTTGGGGAATCATCATATTTATGATAATGAGGAAGTGTTCTATGTTCAAATCCATATGGAATACGCTTACCATCTACATTTTGTTGTCCAAGACAAGCAGTCATCTGTTGGATATTAATTTCAGTACCTTTAGACCCGGCATTAAACATAACTACAAATCTGTTTTCCTTATCTAGGTTTTTCAAGGCTTCTCTTCCAGCTTCTGATTGTGCCTTACTAAGAATATTATTAACTTTAGTCTCAAATTCCTCTTCATTTGTTTTTCCAGAGTTATTTTCAAATATACCAATTTGGACTTGGTCAATTAAATTCTTAACATCAGTCTTCTTATCTGAAATAATACTAATAATTTTTTGATTGGTCTTTTCATCAGTAATTAAATCACTAATACCAACACTAAAAGCACTTTGCTTCATATATTCAGTAACAATATTCTGAATATCATCTACAAATTCAGCTGACGCCATATTGCCGTAATCATTGCATACACGATGGATTAGACCTTTGGTGCCAGAACCAAGAATACCTTTATCCATTTGGCCTCGAATATATTTGCCATTTATAATTTCAATAATATTATTTGAAGATTCTGACTTTTCAGTATCACCATTAAATTGCTTATTTTTCACTTTAAGTGATATGGGTGGCAAGATTTGTGACATAATCTCAAAATTTGATATACGATCATTTGATTTCTTATCTTTAACAAATGGATTAACACGCTTAAACATCATTAATAAGTTCATTGCGTCTTTCTGTGTAAAATCTATTTTTTCTCTTGTAAATCTGTAGCAACCCAACATCGAATCCTGATAGATACCGATGATTGATGAGTTGTTACCTGGACTGATTATCTGATATGGCACTGCTGCCAAATTCTTTAATTCTGCCTCGGATTCCGGATCCTGCGGCATATGTAAATTCATTTCCACGAATGTCCTTACCATTTCTAATAAGGTTGGAATACACCTTAAGCCTCATCTGGTTGGTTAAACCGTCATTTGAGACCCACAAACATCTACTCTCTGAACCTTTCCCATACTCTTACCATAACGAGGTTAGGGACTTGGCTGCTGATTATCCAATCCATTCACTTTTTTACCATTGTAGACGACTATTAATCGTGGTCCCTTAAAATGTTTCTATAATAAGGTGGTAGTGAAGGCTCTAAGGAACTTCCAGGCAATTTGTTCATGTTGCTAACTGATTTTTTAAATTTTGTATAAATTCTATTGCACATTTTTTGCTTTCATCCAACGAAATATGAACTCCTCCAAAATCTGCTTTATTTCTATCAATATATACATACCATCCATATTGTTCATTGTGTTTTTTTAAAGGTTTAATATATTTATCAATGTCATCATCTATTTGTTTAACATCTTTAAATCTATCATACTTTTTATCTTTAAAATAATTAATAACTCCATTTGATACACGTTTTTTACTTTCGTCACTATGAGTAAACACATTACCACCATTTTTTAGATTATAACCATTAGGAAATAAACTATTAAATTCCTTAATGTAATGCGTTTCTCTTTCATCGGCATCTTTAGTTTCACAACATTCTATTAATTCAACAACAAAATCTGTAACACCATATTTTCTAATGGCATTATTTAAATAATGTGATTGATTTTTCTTTGTTGAAAATGCTTCTGAAATATGACATCTAAATCGCCCTTCATGTCCGTATGGTCTATATCTTTTATTGTTTAAAATATGTGACACTGCTTGTCCTACATATATCTTACCACTAGTGTTATTTGTTATTTTGTATATTTCACAATATCTTTTGGTTGGGTCATCTATAATTATTTTTGACAGTTCTAAATATTTTGATGGTTCCATTTTTATATTATATATATATTTTTATTTATATTATTTTAGAATTTATTATTTATTAAATCACTTAACTAGGGAGTTGCACGCTTTTCACGCTCCCTGTTGGGGACAAAATGTTATTTACATATGTCTATCCCCATCAAAATCGGCATTGTAAGGCTTTGTCGACCTTAATAATTTCCTTACCATTTATGGTAAGGGTGGAATACACCTTAAGCATCATCCGGTTGGTTAAACCATCATTTGATACCCACAATCATCTACTCTCTGGACCTTCCCCATGCTCTTACCATAACGAGTTTAGGGGCTTGGCTGCTGATTATCCAATCCATTCACTTTTTTACCATTGGTTACGACTATTAATCGTGGTCCTCTGATTTCTTTCAAAATTAGAGTGGTAGTGAAGGCTCTAAGGAACTTCCAGGCAATTTGGTTGTGTTGCATCCATATTTAGTAATTTAGAACCAAACTATTTGGTTTAATCATTTCCTAAAAATAGACACTAGGGAGTTTAACGCTTTTCACGCTCCCTTTTGCTGACACAAAGTCTATCAGCCACATTCATTCTAAAAGTATCACCGCGCTTCATAATACGCGCAATGTGACACATCATACTCATTCTGTGTAAAGTCGGTTGTCTATTAAATAAGATAGCATCACCATCCATCATATGACGGTGAACAATATCTCCTTCTTCTAAAACAATAGACTTTCTATCTAGATATTTCAATGTTATTGATTCGCCATTCTTTCTTTCCAAAATCTTAGCACCAGGCCACACATCAGGACCATTTTGCACTAATTTTGTTAAGAATGCTTTATTTACACGATTAACAGTAACAGGCTTAGTAATATTTTTTGCTATTTTCATAGGAATACCTAGTTCTCTAATTGAAATATTTGGATCCGCAGTAATAACTGAACGCGCACTAAAATCAACACGTTTAGCCATAAGATTACCTCTCATTCTGCCACCTTTACCATTTAATCTGTCTTTAATGGACTTTAATGGTCTGCCAGAACGTTGGGCAACTGGATTGGAACCAGGTAATTTATTATCAACCTGACTGGCAACATGATATTGTAATACAGTTGTCCAATCATTAATAACATTTTCAGGCGCATTATTCTGTATTTTATCTTGTAATGTCTTATTTGTTTTAATAATATTAACAAGAATATGACTTAAATCATCTTCAGAACGCTGTTGCGCATCATGTTTTACAGATGGTCTTACAGCAGGTGGAGGCACTGCTAAAACCTGACAAATCATCCAATCAGGACGCGACCATAAAGGACTAAATCCCATAAAAGTCACATCTTCATCTGAAATACGCTTAAATATTTTAAGTACCAATTCAGGAGTTAAAGGAATTACAATATTCTCTTCACCTTCTTCACTAGTATTAGCCCATTCAGCATATAAAGAAGCAAAACCTTCTTTTCTGATTTTCTTTGGTTGTAAACAACCGCAACCATCTTCAGTATCTTCACCACATCGCTTAATGTCTTTATTTAATTCAAACACATACTTCCATCTGGCTTGAGATGGCATTTTAAGCGCCTGTTTGTATTTTTCCTTTGACACTAATAGTTTACTACATTTAAAGCAAACACAGCGAAGAATTTTTTGAATTGTAGACAAGTATTGAATATAGAAGACTGGTCGCGCCAATTCAATATGTCCAAAGTAACCCGGAGTTTGCATATAGTCTAAACCATCCGTAGGACAGATTAAACCGGGTTCTAAGACCCCCATTCTAGGGTCAAATAATCCATTAATTACTGGTTTATTATTAATATATGTATCACGACTTGTAATTTCGGCTACAGAGCCTTTACGAATTTCTTCAGGCGATAATATACTAAACTGGATGCCAATAATTTTGGAACAATTAATATTTTTCATGTTTCTGGAACTTTGCGACATTCTTATTATAATACTATAAATAATATTTAGATTGTTTCAAATCAATTTTATTTTTTACCAAAATAATGGTAATTAATATTTATATTATTTTTATAAATGTTTTACATAAAGACCACCAAAAAAATTGATTTTAAAAATACGATATAAACATAATTTATAAAAGTAATAAAAAATGACCAGAGAACAAACTAAAATGACTATTAAAAAGGATAAAAAAGAAAAGAAAAATGATGATAGACGTAGAAAACAAATAAATGATGATGACTCTTCGGATAATAATAGTAGTTATGATAGCAATTCTGATAATGAAGATGACTTTGATCAGCATGAATATAGAAAATTTTTGGCAAAGATGTTTCCATCTAAACATATTAATAAAAAAGTTGAAGCTGGTGAACG